TGTCTGTATTGTTACGCCGCACGCCTTCACACACGCGAGTTGCCGGGACTTGTAGCGATCACCGGCAGGCCGCTGGCCCGCATGATGGCTTCCGGCCCGCGATGGACTGGCGAAGTCGGGCTGAATGGTAAGGCGTTGACTTTGCCGCTGCGATGGCGAAAGCCGCGCCGAATCTTCGTCAACTCGTTGTCGGATTTGTTCCACGAGAAACTGACCGATGAACAAATCGACCGCGTGTTCGCCGTTATGGCACTCTGCCCGCAACACACGTTTCAATGCCTCAGTAAAAGGCCGGAGCGAATGCTGGCGTACTTTGGTCGGTCGGCACGTGATTACAAAGAGCGTGTCTATGACCTATGCTACGCAATGAGCGCGGTTTGGCCACGCCGTTTCACTTCCACATGGCCACTCCCCAACATCTGGCTCGGCGTCTCGGTCGAGAATCAACCCACTGCCGACGCGCGAATACCTCTGTTGCTTCAGACGCCGGCCGCGAAGCGTTTCGTCAGCTACGAGCCTGCGCTGGGACCGGTGGATTTCGGTTCGTTCCTGCCGGTTAGGACGGATGGCCGCTTTCACTTTTCCGATTGCACTTGCATCATTTGCTACGACCGGCGGCAACTATGCGGAGACGGCCATCTCGATCAGGTAATTATCGGCGGTGAATCCGGCCCCGGCGCGCGTCCATTCAACATCCAGTGGGCGCGGGATACGATACGGCAGTGCAGGGATGCCGGAGTCGCCTGCTTCGTGAAGCAACTGGGGGCCAATCCGTGGGATGGCGGAGACGGAGACGACCGGCCCAACGCAGGAAACCGCCTGTTGCTACTGGATCGCAAGGGCGCTTACATGGCAGAATGGCCGAGCGACATTAGAGTTAGAGAATTCCCCAAGGAGATAAAGGATGACGAAAGTAAGAGCGACCCGCGAACGATTCACCTTTGAAACCCCGGACCACCTGATCGAAGCAGCGCGGACTATCTGCGTCGAGTTGGACCGCGAATATCCATACCTGGCGAACTTTCACCTGAATGCCGATGGCACCTACACGCTATTCTCGATGGATACCGTCAGCCGATCGATCTCGCGGTACGGCGAAGAGTACTTCGTGCGCGCAGGATGGGATGTTGACTGGATCGAGCGCGACCAACAATACTGCTACAACAGTTCCAGTGGCGGCGGATCGCTACGTAAGATCGTCAGCGGCATCTACTGGCGACACCCGGAGATGCTGCATGTGGTTCGAGAAGAGACGGCGCGGTATTGTGACAAGGCATTCCGGAAGCGCAACAAAACCCGGCGCGTTAGACGCATTCCGATTGACCTGAAGTGTCCCTATAACGGGCATGTCTTTCCTGACATGATGGCGTGGCTGGAAAGCATCGGAACCGAATCCGAAGTCTATTATTGCTCTATCTGTAAAGAGCACCTGCCGGATCGCAGCGAAGACCTTTGCGCTCATGTCTGGTGGTGCGATACAGATTCGACACTTCGTGGGCCGGGCAGCACGGAAGGGTATGGGCCGGAGCCATGCACTGAAGAGGATTGCTACTACTGCCAGCGAGCATTGGAGGCAGTCCATTGAAGCACACTCCTACGATCACCGATACCTCAGCGTCCTGATCTTTCGGTAGTCACCCCACTGCCTTGACCTTTCAGGCACTACCCGTCCGGCAATATTCCCTTGCCACCGATCGTGACAAGGGTGTAGTATTAATCTGTCGCGCAGGGGAGCGGGGATTAACCCCCGCCGGTTCGCCACCGCCCGCGATATGTCAGCGACTGGCCCGGTATGGGAACCCTCCTCCCCGGACCGGGCCGCGCTGGCGAGAGGAGAGGAAAATGCAGGTATCGACGGACGTTTTAACGGGGTGTTTCAGCGTTTTAACGGGGTGTTTTATTTCTACCCCTCCGCAGCGGATTGTTGCACCTACGTGGCCATTGTGTAAAACTCACCAATTTTCCTGTGTCAACATTGAAAACACAGGAATTTCGGTAGTGGCTTTCGGCGGTCCGACGCGGTCGGATACCGACGGTATGCGGGCGGATGACGGAGGATGGTCATGAACGGGGAATTTTTGGTGTTCTTTGATATGGACGGCGTTTTGGCGGATTTCGACGAAGCTTACGACCGTCTGATCGGCAAACGCAAGCCGAACGGTGATGTTTTTTGGCCGGAGGTCGACAAATTCCCGAACTTCTTTCGCGACCTGAATCTCGTCCAGGAAGCCATTAAAACATGGGAACTTGTGCCACCCGAGCGCCGCCGGATCCTAAGTTCGATCCCGAAGTCCATCGACGAGGCCAGCAACCAGAAACGCGACTGGCTGCGGCGGTGGATGGATATCCCGGATGAGCATATCTATCTGGTTCGTGGCAGGCGTCTCAAGAAAGCCTTCGCGCGACCGAGCCGCGTCCTGATCGACGACTGGCCGCAGAACGTCACTGATTGGGAGGATGCGGGCGGAATCGGCATCCTGCATAAAACCCACCACGACACGTTTATCCAGTTGACGGCGGTGATGCTGGGGATTGCGGGGAGGGTGGCGGCGGATAACTATCGCGTAGGCCAGGGAGCATAGTATGACGGTACGCGCCACTGGTGAAGGGGATATGAACGAGGTGTGGGGATGAAAGCACTGACACTGACGCAGCCATGGGCCACACTGGTAGCCATCGGCGCGAAGCGGATCGAGACCAGGAGTTGGTCCACTAAGTACCGCGGACCACTCGCTATCCACGCTGCGAAAGGCTTTCCGAAGTGGGCGCGGGAATTCACAATGAAGCCGGTTTGCTATCAGGCGGTCAAGGGCCACGGCATCGGATCACCGGATGGATATCCGACCGGCGTCGTCCTGGCCACGTGTGACCTTGTAGACTGTTTGCCGACTGAGGCGACGTGCTGTATCCCCGGCGTGTTCGACGACTTCCCTGAACTAAACACGCCGCTCGAACGGGAGTTCGGCGACTATTCAGCGGGGAGATATGGATGGGTTCTGGAGAACGTTAGACAACTTCAGGTTCCCGTGCCAGCGAAGGGATCGCTTGGGCTGTGGGAATGGGGTGGCGGCGCATTGTCGGAGCGAGGGGATAAATGAGCTTGGAAGTCTACGGCGACGGCGGCGATGCCGAGGATCTCTGCGAGTTAGCCGCCCGCTACCACTACGGACTGTTCCCCGATGGTAAGTGGCGGGAAACCGACGACGAGCCGGGTAAATCCGACGCTGAGATGTGGGAGTACGTCGAGGGGATGCGGGATGCGGAACTGGAGGATATGGCGTGAGTTTTGAGATCCGGCAGGGAGATGCGCTGTATCTCAACAAAAGGATGCCGCTGTTCGCATGAGCCAAGTTATTTTTATGAAAATCACCAACTACACCGAAATGAACCGAGGGTCCTTTCTGGCGACCTTCGACCTTGAACTGCCTTCCGGGATGACCATCGTCGGGATGCGCCACATGGACGGCAAAAACGGGAAATGGGTCGCCTTCCCCGAACGCCCATACCAGAAGGACGGCGAGACGAAGTACGCGAAGATCATTACGATTTCCGACAGGTCGAAGTCCGACAAATTCAATGAGCTGGTGCTGGCGGCGATTGAGGCCAGCCATGATTGAGGCGATGTGATTTATCCATATTTCAAGGCGTTGTCTCAATTCCAAGCCGACGGCATGATCTCCGCGCGGGCGCATTCGCATCATCCACTGACGATCTACAATTACACCGCGAAGGCACAGCACACGCCTGTTTCGGAGTGGACCGAGCCGATGAAGGACTGCCGCGGCCTGATCCTCGACAAAACGGGAGAAATCGTCGGGCGCCCCTTCCGCAAGTTCTGGAATGCCGGACAGCAACAGCCACCGGCGAACGAGTCTTTCCATGTCTGGGAAAAGCTGGACGGTTCGCTTGGGATCGTCTGTTATTACGCCGGCGAGCGCATCGTGGCTACGCGCGGGTCGTTTGAGTCCGATCAGGCGAAGTGGTTTCAGGACTGGATCGAGCGCAATCATCCGGACTTCTGGCCGTCCGGTGAAACGTACCTGTTTGAGATACTTTACCCTGCCAATCGCATCGTGGTTGACTACGGCGACCGCGCAGAGGCTGTGCTTTTGTCGGTAATGTCTCCGGACTGCGTGGACCTCTGGCATCTGTTCGAATCCTGCAATCGGTTCCGCAAAGCGCGGCGGTTCGATGGAGCGGATTTCTCCACGATCAATTCCGATCCGCAGTTCGCCGGAGCGGAGGGCTTTGTTATCCAGTACGAGTCCGGCTATCGGGAGAAACTAAAGCTGGATGAATACTGTCGGCTTCATCGTCTGATAACCCAGTGCTCTACGCGGACGATTTGGGAAATGCTCAAAGCTGGATCCGGCATTCAGGAACTGCTTGACCGAGTGCCTGTGGAGTTCGCGGAATGGGTAGAAACGCAGGCATCCGCTATTCGCGGCACGGCCGAACGATGCAACGACGAAGCGTGGACGCTGATGGGCGGCAGGCCGAAGTGCGAGACTCGCAAAGACTTTGCGCTGTGGGCCGTTAAACAGAGAAACTCTTCGCTTTTGTTCGCATTGCTCGACGGCAAAGACATCACAGACCAGTGCTGGAAACTCGCTGAACCGAAATGGGCGACTCCGTTCAGAAAGGACATAGACGCATGAAGAAATTAATAATGACAAAGGGCCTCCCCGGCTCGGGCAAAAGCACGTGGGCGCTCAAGGTATTGGCCGACAACCCGGGCGCTTACAAGCGCGTGAATAAAGACTCCTTGCGTGATCTTATAGACGGAGGCAAATGGTCCCGCGACAACGAGAAATTCATTCTCACCGTCCGCGACCTCATCATCCACGCTGCGCTCACAGCCGGTAAACATGTGATCGTCGACGATACTAACCTCGCGCCAAAGCACGAATCCGCGCTCCGCGCTCTTGCCAATAAATCCTACGGGGCTGCGTTCGAGATTCAGGACTTCACCGATGTGCCGATTGAAACCTGTATCGAGCGTGACCTGAAGCGGCCGGCATCGGTAGGCGAGGCCGTTATCCGCAATATGTATAATCAGTTCCTTGCGCCGACGCCACCCGTGATAATTCCCGACCCGGCGCTGCCGTGGTGCGTGATCGTGGATATTGACGGCACCGTGGCGCTGATGAACGGGCGTGGACCATTTGATTGGCACAGCGTAGATACCGATCTGCCGAATGAACCCGTGTGCCAACTCGTCAGAGGAATTAACGAGAAGGTGATTTTTGTATCGGGCCGCGATGCCGTCTGCCGTACGCTTACCCTGAAATGGCTTTGCGCTCAGGGGCTGGTTCTTCCGGGGTTCGACGACCTGTACATGCGGCCGGAAGGCGACATGCGCGACGATCGCATCGTGAAAGAGGAAATCTACAGGACGCGGATTGAAGGCAAATACAACGTGCGGTACGTCCTCGACGACCGCGATAAGGTCGTGAAATTCTGGCGGTCTATCGGTCTGACGTGCTTCCAGGTTGCACCCGGAGACTTCTAGGCTTCTGTGCTCCCACCCGCCTCCAGCCTGCCGCAGGAATTAACCGCGCTCAAGCACTGGGTCGGGTGGAAGCTGGAGCACCGCGAAGGATCGTCTCAGCCGACCAAGGTTCCCTATAACCTGCAGACCGGCCACAAGGCCGCGAACAATAAGCCCGAGCACTGGACTACCTATCCGGACTCGCTCTCCGACTCATACTCCGGCATAGGCTTCGTGTTCACGAAGGACCTCGGGATGACCGGGATCGATCTCGACGACTGCATCACCGATTCCGGAGCCATCAAGCCGTGGGCGGTTGAGATCCTGGCTAATTTTGAGGGCACCTACGCGGAAGTCTCTCCCTCGGGATCGGGGATCAAACTATGGGTCCGCGGCTCCCTCCCGGGCACCGGCGCAAAAGCCTACATCGACGAAGAAGGAACCAGAACCGTCCAGTCCATGAACGACGGTGCGGTCGAGATGTACGATACTGGACGGTATTTTTGCGTGACCGGCCAGAGGTATGTGGCTGACCAGAACTGCGTGGCCGGCCAGAGCTACGCGGACCACGGCGAATCTGTTACCGTACTTGACCTTCAGGAAG